AGGAGAGAGATGCTGGATCTCAAGGTCTTGGTAGACTTAAGACTAACTCTAACCGCTACTACAGACGTGTTAAGGTTCAAAACCTCATGTAAGAAGAAAGGAAATATATCCTTTTCAACACAAGACTCTCCTTCGGGAGGGTCTTTTTTTTGTCTAAATAAAAATAAAAGTAGTATTACCATGAAGCCTACTCCTAAACAATATCAAGAAGCACAAGAACGCCACGATAAGATTGTAGATCATCTTATTGAAGAAGGTTATGCTGAAAATCCAGAAATGGCAGATAACATTATAATGGGTATGAGTGAGCAATGGTATACTCTTATTATTGACTAATGAAAGAATTTAACAACTTTATTGAAGAGGCAGCTGCAAAAAGATGCCCATCTGGACAATATTGGTGCTATAATGATAAGAAATGTAAGAAGATTCCTCTAGGTTACCATATAGGACGTAGAGGATACTTAGAAAATGATGAGGATGAAAACAATGGACAAAATGGAACACCATCTAATGGGTCTTCTAATGGTGGCGGTAATGGCAACGGTGGCGGTGGCAACGGTTCAAATGGTGGAAATGGTGGAGGTGAATAATGACCAGATCGGCATTATCCAATCAAATAGCAAATAGAAATTTTCTAGCACCTGTTGGATTTAAATTTACATTGTCTAAATTTCCAAAGGTATCATTTTTTTCAAACACTGCTAGAATACCTGATATTACATTAGGAACTGCCATTCAATCAAACTATCTTAAGGATATTGATGTACCTGGTGATAAATTAACTTATGGAGAATTGAATGTAAGATTCTTAGTTGATGAGAATTTAGAAAATTATATGGCTATGCATAACTGGTTAACTGGTTTAGGTTTTCCAGAATCAGCACAAGAGTTTATTAATAAAACAACTAATGATGATGGTCAAAGGGATTTAGGAGAACAATACAGTGATGGAAGTCTTCACATTTTAAACAGCAATTACAATGATATTGCTATTGTAAAATTCAAAGATTTGTTTCCTACTTACCTAACATCTTTGGAATTTGATGCTACAGAGAGTGATGTAAATTACTTTACAGCAGACATAACTTTCAAGTATACTATCTACGATATATTGAGTCCAACTGGCAAACCTTTATGAATCTTGACAAAATTCAGGAGATGTGGGAGCGTGATGCTGTCATTGATCCTGATAATCTACATGATGAATCTTTAAAAATTCCACAATTACACGCAAAGTATTATACGGTTTATAATACTGTTACTTTGTTGCGTGAGAAAGCAAGAGATTCTTACAACAGAGTAAAGTTAGATAGGTATAATTTCTATACAGGAAAGGCAACAGCAGAGGTCTATGCTGAAGAACCATTTCCGTATAAGGTTAGAGAAAAAGATGCGATACAGAGGCATCTAGACGCTGATGAGAAATTGACCAAGTTAGATTTGAAGATACGATACTACGATGCCACATTAAAATTTTTAGAAGAAATAATTAAAAACGTTTCTAATAGAACTTTTCAAATAAAAAATGCAATAGAATGGAATAAGTTTCAGGCAGGTATGTAATATAACTTGACAAAGGGTGCTAAATATTTTTAGATGAAGATTATGTCATGTCCCATTTGGTTATATCAAAGAAGAATGAAGTATATCTTCACATAGATGCAGAGGTACATATTTATTATGAATTAGCAGATCAATTTACTTTTGATGTACCTGGTGCAAGTTTTTCTCCAGCATACAAAAAGAAATTTTGGGATGGTAAGATAAGATTATTCAGTACTCAAACGGGTGACATATACGTTGGGTTGTTAGATAGGATAATACAATTTTGTAAAGATCACGGATATACTTACGAATTTAAAGATAGTAAACACTATGGTACTCCCTTTGAAGTAAATGAAGGGATATCAAAGGAAGGTGTTAAGGATTATATGACTGCTATTTCTCGGTATCAACCCAGATCATACCAGATTGATGGAGTATACGATGCCTTACGACATAATAGAAAATTGCTGATATCTCCAACTGCTTCTGGAAAGTCTCTGATGATATATTCGATTGTGAGATATTTTGTTGAAAGAAAGAAAAATACTCTGATAGTTGTTCCAACGACTTCGCTCGTAGAGCAAATGTATAAAGACTTTGCAGACTATGGATGGGATGTTGGTTCATTTTGTCACAAGATATATGCTGGCAGAGAAAGAGAAACAGATTCTCAAGTTATTATTACTACGTGGCAATCAATCTACAAACTTCCCCGAAAATACTTTGAGAGATTCTCTGTGGTTGTTGGTGATGAAGCACACCAGTTTAAGTCGAAGTCACTAATATCTATAATGACTAAACTTGCGGATGCAAAATATAGGTTTGGATTTACTGGTACACTTGATGGAACTCAAACCCATAAATGGGTTCTTGAGGGATTGTTTGGACCTTCCTATAAGATTATAAAAACTGAGGAGTTAATGAAGAAAGGGCATCTTGCTAAACTGGATATCAATGTGCTTCTATTGAAACACCCACCGAATAAATTTGAAACATTTGAAGATGAAATTAAATATATTATCGGACATGATCGTAGAAATAAATTTATTAAAAATCTTGCCTTAGATTTAAAAGGTAATACTTTGATACTTTATGCACGAGTAGAAGGGCATGGACAACCATTATATGAAATGATAAATAATAGTAATATTATTGAAAATCGTAATGTCTTTTTTATTCATGGTGGAGTGGACACCGAAGACAGAGAGAAGGTTCGAGAAATCACTGAGCAGGAGAATAATGCGATTATCGTTGCCTCTTACGGAACCTTTTCTACCGGGATTAACATCAAGAATCTACACAATGTAATTTTTGCTTCTCCATCAAAGTCAAGAATAAGAAATCTTCAATCAATCGGGAGGGTACTTAGAAAAGGAAACAAAAAAACTAGTGCAACTTTATATGATATTGCTGATGATATTAGTTATAAGTCTAGACGTAATTATACATTAAACCATTTAATCGAAAGAATCAAAGTCTACAATGAAGAAAATTTCAATTATGATATAGTAAACATACCACTTAAAAGCTAATGGGAGACGAATTTTATAGTGTAATTAAATTAATATCTGGTGAAGAAATCTTTGCCTTAATTTCTATTGATGAAAGTAATGATGATATTGATCCAATTATTGTATTACAAAATCCATTAGTAATGAATATAATAAATTCACCTAAGGGTAGTTTTATAAAAGTTAAGAGATGGATTGAATTATCAAGTGAAGATATTTTTATGATGAGATTTGATAGAATATTAACTATGTCTGAATGTAAAGATGAAAAATTAATTGCAATTTATGATAATTACATAGAAGATGGTGAAGAAGATATAATAGATGTTTATAGATCTGATAGAGAAGTAAAACCTACTTCAAGTATGGGGTATGTCTCTTCAGTAGAAGATGCTCGTAAAAAATTTGAAGAGTTATTTAAGATTAATCAAGAACCTAAAGAAACTTAATACAATCCTTCCGAACCTCCACAAAGGTTATTGTACTCATATTTGATAACCTTGTCAAGCCCCAAAAGTATGCTATAATAGATATATGTTAAGACGGGAACAACAATGCTATGCCAAAGAAAAAATCAGAACACTACGTTAATAATAAACAATTGCTAGAAGCATTAATTGTTTATAGAGAAGGAGTAGCAAATGCAAAAGAAAATGATTTGCCAAAACCACGTATAACAAACTATCTTGGTGAATGTTTTTTAAAGATTGCAACACACCTTTCATACAAACCAAACTTTGTGAATTATATGTTTAGAGATGATATGATCTCTGATGGTATAGAGAACTGTGTTCAGTATATTCATAACTTCGATCCAGAGAAATCTAGGAATCCATTTGCATACTTTACTCAAATCATTCATTATGCTTTCCTTAGAAGAATACAGAAGGAAAAGAAACAGTTGGATATTAAAACAAAGATAATTGAGAGAACTGGATTTGATGAAGTTATGGTAGTTGATGATGGTGCACTTACTGGTTCTAGTTCTGATTACAATACTATTAAGGATAACATTGTCTATAAACAAAATAGATGAAAGTTGCAATAATA